AATGGGGCACCAAGTGGGACGTGGGCAACGACGTTGGCATCAACGAAATCAAAGAAAACTCTATAGTAGTTTATTTTGATTCCGCCTGGGCTCCTCCAATTGCCGCATACGAAAAACTTGAAGACCTTGGGTTTAAAGTTGATGCTATGTACAACGAACCTGGTATGGCCTTTGCAGGCAAGTATCAAGATGGTCAAGATGACTATTACGAATACAGCGATCTGAGCATTGATGAAGTGCTGGCCGAATTGCCCAAAGAACTTGATGAGACATTTGGCATCACCGAAATGATGGCCGATGACGACATTGAGGACGAGGAAGAATAACCCCTGCAGTGTGCGTAAGGGCAATGCCAATAAGTCCCTTTCGATAAAGGAGCATAAAATGTATCAAGTGTGGGATGGTGATTTATATTTGTATTCTGTAGAAACAGAGTATGAAGCAGATGAGCAAGCTGAGGCAGGCTTTACTGTAGTACCTTATAATAAGGATAGGTAACATTATGAAAATTGGACTAAGTTACAGCAGGTGTGTGCGTGACATTGTCAATGGCAATGTAGATATTGATGACGTTTTGGTTATCATTGCCCGCACCGATTTTGATCCCAACGATGACAAACAATGGGCGGGCATTTGGTCGGGCTATGCAGGAGGTTCACATATCCGTGGATTGGGTCTTTCTAATCCGGAATGGTACGGTACTGCCGACGAAGACGAAGCCCGGTACCGACAGGTCAGCATCGACCTATGGCGCGAAGGTAAGTTCCATCAGCCACGCAAGTTTGGCGCACATCCAAGCCGCCGACCTGAGATTTGGTTGGAAACTATACTCATTGACGAAGATATTGAGAACAACGTGGCCGCAAAGGCTGCCTGGGATCAGTTTCAGACAGTGGCAGCCTTGACCGACACCATTGCTGATAAATCGTATCGTTGAAGTACCAACTGCGGCGTTTCTCTAGCTCCTTTTTTTTATGCCGCAGTTGTTTTTGACCCGCTTTTTGGCGGGTCTTTTTTTGACTTTATTTTTTAAATAGTGTAACATACGTTATGATTACCTTACCCTACATTGAAGACTACATTGAAGTAATGGCCAATTTGCGGTCTCTTCCGGGCTCCAAAGTTGGGTTTGGAAGCCTCTTTGCCCCAGCTACTGCTCAAATTAATTTAGCCAGATATGATGTTAACATTGTAAGCAGTATGGCACAACAAACTTCCAACAATACCGGACTCACCGACAGGCAAGGAGAGTTGGCTATTAAATTGGTTGCCAAATACCAAAGACAGTTTGCCGGCAAAGGTGTGGACGTTGCGCCAAGTGTGGAAAATCCGCAGTTTCGAAATGCTCTACGTGTTATTGACCGTACCCGCAGTATTTCTTTAACGGATAACAAAATTGTGTTGAGGTTCCCTTATGAGAGTGCATTGGTAAATGCAGTTACGTCAGCTTCCAAGGTCGGCGCAGGCAGTTTTAAGTTTGACAGGGACAAAAAAATCTGGGAACTAGGATTAACTGAACATAACATAAATTGGTCTGTGGTATTTGGACAAGAGCATCAATTCACCATATCAGAAGAAATTCAAAATTTGATGCAGTTGATTCTTGACTGCGAAAAGACTGACTATAAAATCGAACTGGTTGCAGTAAACAACGGCATCGACATTGTCAACGCAGAAGATACTTTACGTAAGTACATCAATGATAACCTGGGCGGCTTGGTACCTGATAATTTTATCAAGTTGGTAGACTATGCACCTGTACTTGGTTATACAGTACATAGAGATATCCAGCAATGCGTTGAAAACGAATTTGATCCTATAGTCTCGGGCATTATGTTCAACAAGGAGTCGCACGTACAGCGTACCGATGCACTAAGCACTGGCGAAGAATTTATCGCCAGTTTGTTAAAGTATTCCGAAATCACAGGGCGTTGGCCAATATGTATATACGAACCAGATACATCGTTTAAACTTAAAGACGCTATGTTAAAACATATCAAAGAAGAAGAGCTTCTTGATATGTCTAAACGAGTTGCAGAGGTTGACTTCACTGGTATAAAGTGTGTATACTTTACAAAGTTAAAGCGTGCCTGGGCTCACCCTGTTCCTATTCTAGTGAGCACCAATGCTATGCTTTACGGCAACGAGAAACAAGCTATGCTCCACAGTGCCCAGAAGATTGTGTACTATACAGCTACCACATTAAACCGAGAGGCCAAAACAATTGCTGGCGAAGTTATTAATTAAAGACGAAGTCAATGTAAAAATCGAAGGACTAAACTTAGCTGATCGAAAGACATTATCTAATAAGTTTAAGTATGAGATTCCTGGTGCTAGGTATCAGCCCAGCGTCAGGCTTGGCCGCTGGGATGGCAAGGTAGCCTTCTTCCAACTTGGTGGCAGTACCTATATAAATTTACTGCCAGAGATCCTTCCCTATCTAGAAAAAGAAGGATACGACATTGAAATAGAAGACATTAGGAATTACACTACTACCTTTAGTTTTGATGAAATAAAAGAAGATACCTTTGCCCAACATACTTGGCCCAAAGGTCATCCTAAGGTTGGTGAGCCTATCTTGTTTAGAGACTACCAACTAGAGATTGTCAATACATTCTTGGCCAATCCACAGAGCGTACAAGAGATTGCCACAGGTGCAGGTAAAACATTGATAACTGCGGCGCTGTCGGCAAGTGTGGAAAAATACGGCAGAAGCATTGTTATTGTGCCCAACAAAAGTTTAGTAACACAGACAGAAGCGGACTACATTAACCTAGGTTTGGATGTTGGTGTTTACTTTGGCGACCGTAAAGAATACAACAAGACCCACACTATTTGTACTTGGCAAAGTTTAAATAACCTGCTCAAGGATACCAAGAATCACGAGGCCAATGTGACCATCGGCGAGTTCATTGAAGGTGTAGTCTGCATTATGGTCGATGAGGTGCATATGGCCAAGGCAGATGCACTCAAAACATTGCTCACTGGCGTGTTTGCACAAGTGCCAATCCGTTGGGGCTTAACAGGAACCATCCCCAAAGAAGACTATGCGGCACAGTCTATCTATTGTGGGCTAGGCAATGTTGTGGGTAGACTGGCTGCAAAGGAATTACAGGACGCAGGACATCTTGCTCAATGCCACGTAAATGTAGTACAATTAGTTGACTATGTTGAATACAACAACTACCAAACAGAATTAAAATATCTAGTGGAAACAGATGCTAGATTGGATTATTTGTCGTCCCTTGTGGACAGAGTAAATGAAACTGGAAACACATTGGTTCTAGTAGACCGTGTGGCCACAGGCAAGCTGTTGGCCCAGAAATTAGGTGACCGGGCTGTATTCTTGTCCGGCGCAACCAAGGCGAAAGCCCGAAAGGAAGAATATGATGAGTTCGCAGTCACAGACGGGAAGATCGCTATTGCCACGTATGGTATCGCGGCTGTTGGTATTAACATTCCTCGCATCTTTAACCTGGTTCTGTTGGAACCTGGCAAGTCGTTTGTTAGAGTTATTCAGAGCATTGGTCGCGGCATAAGAAAAGCCGAAGACAAAGACTTTGTACAAATTTGGGATATAACCAGTACTTGTAAATTTGCTAAACGTCATTTGACCAAACGCAAAACATTTTACAGAGAAGCCGGATATCCTTTTACAGTTGAAAAAATAGAATGGCAATAAATGAGAATATTAACACTAGATAACATAGCATATGAGATGAACGAAATCCCCGACGAAGTTGAGGATATGCGATTCTGTGTGCTAGACAACAGCGACCCCAAGGAGCCGGATTACTTTTATATTCCGTTGATCTTTCTTGAGAGCTTTAACAGTCCTGCCCTGGTACTCAAGATAGGAGAGCATACAATTAAGATGCCGGTGGATTGGCACATCTTGATCGGGGAGAAAGATATGGGCGACTTGGAAGTTGTACCATTAACATCGATCAATGACAGAGGGTTCAGCGTATTCTGTTTTAATCCTTTAACAGGATTTAGGCCAGAGTTTTATCCAGTGGAAATTGTAGACATTTATCAAGACGTTAAATGGTACTTTCCAAAACTTAAACCTGGTCAGCTATTGGCAATACCTTTGGAAGCAAACACAGAGAAAAGCCTGTGTGTGTTTTGTGTAAAAGAAATCAGCAGACTAAGTGAAGTAGTAGATTTTAGCAAGGCCTGGTAATGAGCGAAAAGATGACGTTAAACAGTGAGCTACGTGCATTGGACAGTAAGGATAGAAACTTCTACGACAGCTTAGATGCTGAAGACAAGAAGAAGTTTAGTCCGTACTTAATGCTACGTTATAGTGCCAGCGTTGATGGACACCCGGATTTGCAGGCCTGGTATCTACGTGCCACCAACGAACGTGTCAATGTGAACTTTTTTGATATTAGCACAGCTCAGCATAAGAAATTACAGTGGCTATTGTGTACAACTACTAGTCCTGGTATGGGTAGTCAAAAGCACTATTGGCTAGGAGCCAAGAAAGCAGAAAAAGACAACAAAGCCGTTAAATTTTTAACAGAAATATATCCTTTAGCAAAGCCGGACGAAATTGAGCTACTCACAAGACTTAACAGTAAAGATGATCTTAAAAACTTGGCTAGACAATATGGATGGGACGACAAGCGAATTAAGTCAGAGCTATAAATGTAGATACTGCGAAAAAGAATTTCGCAAAGAGTCTACATTGACAGCACACCTGTGCGAAGCCAAAAGAAGACACCAACAGCAAAATGAAACTGGTGTACAATTGGGGCTTCGTGCTTACCTGCGCTTCTATGAAGTAACACAGGGCAGTGCCAAGTTAAAGAGCTATGATGACTTTGCCAGCAGTCCTTACTATAATGCCTTTGTTAAGTTTGGACGTCACCTGGTGGGCATTCGTTGTGTTAGCCCAGCACATTTCATTGACTGGTTACTTAAGAACAATAAAAAATTAGACCACTGGTGCAAGGATGAGTTTTACTCTGAGTGGCTGTCAGATTATCTAAAAAAAGAAAATTACAGAGATGCACTGGAACGTGGCATCAAGGAAATGCGAGACTATGCAGAAGATCGTCCGGAACTTAAGAATGGGTTCGTTGACTACTTCCGCTGTGGCAATACCAACAGAATATGCTATCATATTGTCACAGGGCGTATTAGTCCTTGGGTGGTGTACAACTGTGACAGTGGTGTAGAATTCCTGGACAATCTCAATGAGGAACAAGTTATACTAATTATGCCCTGGATCGACACAGACTTTTGGCAGCGTAAGTTTACAGAGTATATGGCAGATCAACTGGACACTAGAGAGATATTAAAAGTAGCTGGGCTATGACCAATCTTAAGATTGTTGCCAACGCTAGTAGAACATTAACATTGGTACAGGAACTTAGAGATGCTGGCTACATACAAGGAACAGATTTTGAATTTACTTTCAATCCAAGTATTCAGGATAGGTTCTCCGGACCAGCCAAACCCAGCTATGTGCTTTTTAGGTTTAGACAAGAAGAGTTGTCGACCTTTTACAGATTAAAATGGATAGATGATGAAGTTTAAAAGTGACATTGACATAGACTTTGCAGATCGAACACAGGCATTACGTTTAGTGGAACATACTCCTGCGGCTATCATCCGTAATGGGGAAATTAAAGCACATAACACTGGCATTTATGTAACAGATGTTCCTAACGATGCTATGGCTAATACTGCTACCTTGGATTACAATCAAGCAGAAGAACGTGGCTACGTTAAGCTGGACTTTCTTAATGTGGGCATATATTCAAAAGTTAAAAACGAAGAACATCTGACAGAATTGATGCAACGAGAACCCGAGTGGGACAAATTATATGACCGTGAATTCTGTAGTCAAATAATTCATATTGGTAACCATTACGACACACTGATTAAAATGCCCGAGGCAGTTAATACTATTGGGCGTATGGCTATGTTCTTAGCCGTAATTAGGCCAGGTAAACGTGGACTCGTTGGGTTGAACTGGCGAGAGGTTGCCAAGACTGTCTGGGAAAAACCCACGGATGACGTTTATTATTTTAAGAAATCCCACAGCGTAGCCTATGCACATCTTGTCGCAGTGCATATGAATCTACTATCCGACCTTGCGAACCAGGGTAATTGATCTGCGTTTGCTACGTTTGCTGGCAATTTCTTTAAGGCTGACGTAGGGCCCAAACTGTATTTTAACGTCTTTGCTGTTCATTGTTTTTAAACAAACTCTGAACTCTGTCCAGTCTGACTTTAGAAATACATTAATAGGTATTAGCCTATTGCTTTCCCACCACCACTGGTCACCTAATTCTAGGTATTTTTTCTTTTGATCTTCGCTTTTCAACGCACTAAAGTCGTAGATAGTAGTGACAATGTCGTCAACATTTTGTATAATGCCGATGTAATCGTTGCCTCCATAAGTTAGATAACTTATAAAAGGGTATTTTTCTAGTAGTTTTTTGATATCAGGTTCTTCCACGATTTGGCGCTAAATATGTAAAATGCAAGTAGTCAAAACATATTTATATCCTAATATCGCCGAGGTTCAAATAATGGACACTGGCTTTTACAAATTGAGGGCACGAGTTGTGTACAGTAGACCTATAAAAATATATCAGGGTGTAGACAACCCTATCCAAGTCTTGGTCAACAACCAGGACAACAAAGCTGTTTCTGTCAGCGGCTATGCAGTGCAGGCAGACATACAGGACCCAACAAATAAAGTTACCATCAAGAGTTATGCCGTTGAGTTTGACAATGTCAACCTGAGTCGCGGCAAAATTATACTTGATCAATTTACCGTAGACAGCCTGGATCAGCGATTCTACAAATTAACATTTAAATTAATCAAATTAAGTGACAACACTGAGCAACCATTGTATATAGATGCTAATTATGGTGTGCCATTGGATCTCGAAGTATTACCGGGCTACTACTCCGAAGTGGAAGTACAACCAGGTATTGACGTAAGTACATTAGACGCCGGATTTATAAAATGACAATAGCCAACATTAACATTAGAGAAGTCTTACTTAAAAGAGGTAACACAGCAGTCAGCGCGGATTACGTAGGCCCGCTAGGTGAGGTAACTGTGGATACTGGCCTAAAAGCCCTTAGAATACACGATGGTATTACACCTGGCGGTAATCTAATAGCTCTGACAGACAGCACTGTAAGTGGCAGTAGTGATAGACTAGTCAATGGTGGTAACACAGTTAGTTTAGGATCAGATGGTAAACTAACACTGCCAAACGGTGTTAAAATTACTCCTATTGCGTTTGCTGGTATTGATCTTGAGGTTGGCACAAAAATTTGGAACTTTGGCGCAGATGGTAATTTAATATTACCCGCAGGTGGTGGCGCAGGTGCCAACAATGTCAACATTGACTTTGCTGGTGTTGGCTATACTACTGCAACTAATGTGCCAACTAATGCGTTAACTGGTTCTGGTTCGGGTATGACCGTAGATATAGTAGCCAGCACTAGCGGTAGCAATCCTATTATTAGCGTTATTATCAATCAAGCTGGTACAGGATATGCCCCGGGTGACAGGATTCAAGTTGCTCAACCAAGCAGTACTGGTAATGGCACACTTATTGTTGATGCAGTAGATCCAGTAAATAGCAACACCTCAATTGGTACTACGTTTAATACAAACCCGCCTGGGCATACACTAACACTAAAACATAATGGTGGAGTAGGTGGTGGTAGCGGTGGAGAACTTAAATTTGATTATGGAACTGCTGAAATCAAAGTTGTTAGAGATGCTGCTCAAACACAAACTTGGACATTTGATACCAGTGGTGTACTAACATTACCTGCGGGCGGAGATATTGTTGACAGCACAGGTACTACAGTATTAGGTGGAACAGGCGGCGCTGGTGATAGACTAGTCAGTGGCGATGCTGAACTTGTTTTAGAAAATGACGGCACTATTACATCTGTATTATTTCCGGCGCGGGATGGGGGTATGATAGGTCTTTCGGGCGTTGAGATTATGGCAATTCCAGCAGATCCCGAAAATACAAATCCAACGCCTTTAGTATTAAGCTCGCAAAACGCAGAAGTTAGAATTAGTCCCAACGCCCTAGGGCCAAGACCTGTTTGGAATTTTAAACAAGACGGAAGTATTGATGTGCCAGTGCCACAAGGTGGCGTGTTCACATTAACATTATCGTCGGCTAATTTTGTTCCTCGAGTAGGCAAGGCATCATTAACATTGTCGGGCGCTCCGTGGGTAATACAGGGACAGATTGTTCGAAATGCTGACGGAACAGCAGAACTACAGTTAAATCAGATTTTCCCGCAAGT